TATCTCTGGGCGGTTTCTCAAGATTTCCTGCGCCTGTTGGTACATTGCGTGGGATCGATCTTTCCAATATGGAAAGGCTTCCTCCACCACTCTTGAGTTTTCCCGCTCGGAGTTCAGAAACTCTTTGCGCTTTGGCAACTCCCTCAATGCCTGCCGAGCCCTCCGCTTGATCCCTAAGATGTCCTCCTCGGTGTAATCCTTTTCGCCTTGAGTCGCCCCGTTAGGGTGATCCTCGGCCCAGTCATATACCTCTTGAGCTTCTCGAAGTTTGCTTTCAACATCCTTCACTGACCTCACATCCCCGAATGGGTTGCTGTCATCAACAACCGCAGGGGACTGCTCGTCCTTCTGCTCAAGTTGCGATCTCAGTGAAGCGTTTTCGTCCTCAAGTGTGGTGACCTTATCTTCGGTCTCACGCCTAATCGCGGTTAGCTTGCTGATCCGCTTGAGGAGCCCGTCTTGACCTTTAGCGTCAACTGGCTCGTCATCATCTTCACTATTAGAAAGAACCTCTGACTCAGTTTCCGACTCGTCATTTCCAGCGTCACTCGACTCTGGCGAATCAGATTCCTTTGCCCCTTCTTCAGCTTCATTTGCAGGTGGCGTAGGCTCGGGTTCTGTAGCCTCCTGCTCAGTCTCCTCGGCTGCACCGAAGACTCTGGCAAGTCCCGCTTGGTCAATAAGACCTCCTAAGTTATTCAGCCCTTCCGTTGCTTCCTGCGACTCGGGCAGTGAGTCGCCAGTATTCTGTCCGTCAGCCATGCCTTTTATGGGAGCAAGTCCCCGTCAGCATTTGTTTTGTAATGGGTAAATACAGAAAACCCACGCAGGTGTAACGCTGCATGGGCTCTGTTTTCTAGTTCGGCTGACAGGAAAAACCTGTTAAACCTGTTATACTATAATCTACTTGTTCTTTTTGGCTGCGGACACAGCATCGTTGATCAAACTTTTCAGTGATCGTAACGCATCCAGCCTCCCCGCTGAGTGTGCTCTCTCGCTGTCATCGATGCCGGGAGCGGACACAAACCCAACCTCCGCATCAGCGGATTCGTCTATAAGGAGATTGACCCCTTCCAGCAGATCGTCTGCGTTTCCAGTGGCGAGCTTGTCGCTTATTGAGTTCATCGAGTTCATTGCTGAGCTTGTCCCTGTTGGACAGGCTTGACGCCGATTCGTCCGATTTGAGCGTTCTGCTGCTGCTGCACGTTGAATTGCAGTGACTGCGAGTAGTTATCCAAGAGCGTCTTGAACTGCTCGTCGCCCTGTGCGGCTTCCAAAGCCTTGGGGTTGCTTTTAACGAGCTGCTCGAGGTACTGCATCTTGCTCTGGGCTGCGGGGTCTTTCTCTTGGTAGTTGGCCTCGTAGCCTGCCATCATCCCAACCAGCTCACCCTTGGTCTCGTTGTATATCCTCTGAGAGGCCGAGCCTTGGTCAACTAGAATCTCGTCAGCCAGTTCTGGTGCTATGCTGCGAACCAGCTTCTCGACAAGCGCGTTGCGCTCGATGGAGCCCCCAGCGTCAAGCGGCAGCAGTTGCTGGGCTATCACCTCGAGCTTTTTGAGCACATAGTCATCGTTCATGTCACGCGCATCGAACTTCAGAATGAAGTCTGGCATCGTTGACAGGTCATTCACCTCGAGGGGCACCCCCGTCACTCTCTCGACCTGCTCTGGCGAAAGGTATTGCAGTGATAAAGCCAGCATCTGCTGATAAATCTCAGTCCATGAGCACAGCCAGTTGTTCACCAGTGCCTGCTGCTTCAGTGTGGTTGTGACCGGCGGGATGTTCGTATGAGGCAGGCCATAGTAGTCTGCCGTATCCTGCATGATCATCTCGATGCACTGCATCGATGTGGCGGGAACACCTGCCGTCAATTGCAGTGGTTGATAGTCCCCCGGCTTGCTCACCGGCACCATGACGGCTGGGCCGAGATTGTTGGCCATCCCCAGCCTGCGGTTATACTGAATCGGCGGGATTGTCTCCAGCGAAGTCCTATCGATTATGGAGTCTCGCTGGGCCTTTAGCTCGGACTGAGCGCAGGCGCTTACTTCGGCAACACCCCTGCTCTCGGTGATTGCCCTGCGGCTGGGGCGCTCCCTGCGGTACTCCACGAACGGGTAGTTGCCGTGAGCGTACCCAACCAGCTCGTGCTTGCCGTACAGGGGCTCCTCGGAGTCCTGCTGGGTCGCGTAGGGGCTGAATACCGTGCAGTATATGCCGGGAACATCGTCCTCATTTAGCTGCCGAGTGTAGGCGTGGACGATCTCGATCATGTTTCGGTTCGTATCGAACAACGGGGTGAGTGTCGTGGCGTTTATCATCACGTTGGATGCGTCCTGCGACTTGCCAGCAGTTTCAACCGCTTCATCAACGAACTTCTCGTCCCAGCCATCCTCCTGCACCTTGGCCCTTAGCTCGACCTCGGTCATATAGGTCTTGCGGAAGATCACCCTCGCCTTCTGGAGGTCAACCGTCTCGTCTGGGAACACAATGTCCTCGAATGGCTTTAGAGCCACACAGACGGGCTGATTCTTGTTCATCTCAGCTATGGGCACCTCGGTGGCGCCCGTCTCCCTAAGTTCCTTGACCATCTTGAGCGCCCTCCGCTTTCTGACGTTTGGCACCAACCCAACAAACAACTCGGCCACTTGATTATCGTATTCTGGGTCTTGTATCATCTCAATGATCTCGGAGGTGATACCAACCTCGGCGCCTCCCTGCTCGGACATTGCCGCCAACGCTTCCAAGGTGATCTCCTGCGGCTTGAGGATCGATGACTGCTCCCAGCCAACGAACATTGCCGAGTAGCCGTAGGTCAGAGCGTATTCGCCATACAGCTCAGCTTCTTTTTGCAGCTCGTTGTATAGCTTGGAGCCAACCAACCAGCGGAACAGTGTGTTCAGTGCCGCAGCAGACTCGGAGTCCCCAGCCTCCACGGGATTGATACGCACCTGTGCTCGCCTAAAGCTGACCATCAACAGGTCAGTCAAGGTTCTTATAGTTGTGTCAACCAACCTCTGCCGTGTGTCAGCGGCGCCCTCCCATGGGAAAGCTCCAGCCTCGTCATCTGCGTGTTTCTTGAAGTCCTTGCTCTGGCCATCCCAGACGGCAAGCCTCTGTTTGTCGCAGTAGTCCAGCCGCTCAGAGGTGAATCCATCATCGACGGCTTTCCTATACTCAGTGTGCAGCTCCAGTACATCGGGCTTTTCGGTCGCCCTCGATAGTTTATCTTTCATTTTTTTCCCTTAACCTAAATTCCTTTATAACATCCTCCCTGTACAGTTTACGTTTGCCCCCTTGCATCGTAAACGTTTTCAAGGCTCCAGCATTTGCAACTTTTTGCAAGTAGCTGATACTCACGTTCAAGGCAGTGCTCGCCTCCTTGAACCCCACAAAAACCGAGTCATCTCTCAGTAAACTGTTCATCCGTAACCTCCTCCAACCCCGTGTGCCTTCCAAGTGTTGGCATCAACATGAATAGGATCGAAAGTCAAAAGGTAGCGCAGGCAATCAACAAAATCCTTGTACTTGTTCTTGTCTCCTCCAGCCGCCGAGACCTCCTTTATACAGTCAATGAGATTCCCACATTCACTGCTAATAAACAGAGACGGCTGATTACATACGCTCAGTGGCTCGTCAAGGTTATAGTTCATTTTTTCGTTTATCAAGCTGATCCCCTGCTCGATGGGTAGCCCCGGCGCCTTAAAAAAGTCCACCCCAAGGTCGTTTAGCAGATCGATGAGAGTCTCACCCCCCTCGTCTGTCATTGCCTTGCTGCCGCCTGCTCTGGGGCCGATTAGCCTGCACTCTATAGTCTCGTCCTCCTCCAGTTCCTAGATCAAGTCCCTATATTCCGAAAGTCCCCTGCCCTCTGGTTTTGCTGCTGGGCCTATCGAGCCCTCGGCCTTGTCCCCCGGCACAGCCCACTCCCCATAAGACGCCTTGTCGGGCCACTCACGGTAAACATATATATTATCATCGCTATCAACGCGAAGCCAAAGCATAGACCAGTTCCTGCTGCCAGCAGGGTCAACGCACATATAATTCGTTCCTTCACTCGGCACCTTTTCTGGGTCGATGATGTGGGCCTTGCCAAACTTCGGGAAGAAGTTGCCGCTGCTCTTATCGGTGTACCCGTATGCCCGTATCTTAATCTGAACCGAGCTCTCCCCCGCAAGCGTCCTCTCCATCTGCTCGTAGGGGTTGTACGGGTTCATGTCGGTGAAGAAGAACATCACCGCCCTCTTGGGGTCGATGCACTCCATCACATACGGCATCTCACCGTTTTTCACCCCTTGAACCGTTGGGCCATCGATTAAACTGGCAGGCTTCGACTCGGTGACCTGTGCCCCGTTCACAAAGCTGCCATACACGGGGGTATAGCCGGTTATAGGTGTGGCTGTGATCAGCATCTTCCCCTTCCTTGTCACCAACCGAAAGGCAGCCGTCTCGTACCAACTAAACGGCACCAGCTCGTCAAACCATATGAGGTCAGCCTCGAAGCCCTCAAGTATATCCATGGGCTGCTGGTAGGCATTAAACCAGCACTGACTCCCCGGCTCGTCTGGGGTGTCGGGCTTTATAGGGAAAACAAATGTGCCGTCAGAGAAACCATTCTTCTGGGTGTACTTGATGTTCTGCACCACACCCCGTTTGATCTTCTTATAGCGTTGGGGCAGCATCTCATACACCGAGGGCTGTTGATCCCGTATGCTGCTCTGGTGAGTCATGCTGAAGCAGGCAATATGGGCACCGGGAATCTCGTCCAACAACCTCGTCACATACCAGCTCGCAAAAGCCGTCTTGCCGCTGCGGTTACCTCCGCTGATCAGTAGCTGGTCATGCTTGTCGAGTAGGTCGCTCGCCCTCTGCCAGTGGGGTAAAACATTCCTGTGGTTGAATGGGTCGCTCTTCTCGAGGCGAATCTTCTCCTCCCGCCCCATGAGAAGCTCGACAGTGGCATCCTTGCCGTGAGCCTTCTCGAACTCGAGAATCTCATCCTCTGTCGGCTTGTATAGGGTTGGATGGTCGGTCAGCTTGATCATAACCGAAGAGCCCTACACTGGTTCATGGGGATGAATGCGTTTAGCCTGTGGGCGTGTCCCCCATTACAGTTCTTCTTGGAGTCTGTCCACCTTGTTTCAAGCTCTATCTGGTCAAGGCGCTTCCACAGAAGCAGGCCATTATCCCCTTCGTCTGCCAGAAACATGAAGCCTATAAACGGCACCTGTAGCCCTTGGGCCACTTCCTTGCACTTCTCGATCTTGCTCAAGGTGACAAGCCACTCCATGTCAAACGCATTGGTGAAGTGTTGCAGGGTGAGGTTGTATCGGCACTTAACCTCGCCAACCCCGTTGAGCTCCCCGTTCTTAACCAGTAAACCATCAACCCTAGCTGGTTTACCTCGGGGAGTCTCCACCCA